CCCCCCCCCCTATTTTTTCTTTTATATTAGTATTTACTAATATATATATACTCCCCCCTTTAATATTAAAAAAGAAGTGTACCAGCGTACCACGACACCCTATCTCTTTGATTCTAAAGGGAAACCTCTGGTACATATCTCCCGAAAAGAAGTGTACCAGAAATGTTCCAGCCGCCGACTTATGTACCAGACTGCCACCGCTCACCTCAGGCCAGCCCAAGACGTTTTAATGTTGCAATGCAGTCTGGTACGCCGCCGCTCACCGAACACCTGACCTTCGCGCCGCCACTGGCCGCACGTGGTAGGAAACCGGACTCCATACCCATCAATCTAGCTGCTGACAACGAAAACTGTCGCTCTCTACAGAACGGGTCCCTTGTACTCCGCATATACTCCTCAAACAAAACCGGAAGACGCCACATAATCTGGCCACCCGCCGCTCCACCACCCGCCCCTCCGACGCACAACACCTGTCCGCTCCCTGCGTACACAATCTCTCCATCCCTCAACTTATCCCCCTGTGGTACAAGCCCGACCCACCTGTCCATGATGTTCTCAACCAACCAAGCCTCGTGCTTGTCCAGACTGGCCACTCGCACATCTGCACTCACATCCGTGAACGGGGTGCGGACATTGTGTGTAATCCGGCGCTGCAATAGCAGTCGGGCCAGTGCAGCCGGTCCGCCATTCTCCATCTCACTCACCAGCCCGTCCCAGAACTCGGCACCATCCGCGTCCTTGTCGTCCTTATTCATGTGATAGAACTGCCACCGTCTGTCGCCGTATGCATTGACCTCGACTGGCGTGTCCCGGTTAGACGTGCACACCAGACGCATCAGGTTCGTGGTCTGCCGGACGTCCACGCCCTTCTGTTCTATGGTCAGCTTGCGGTCGGTGATGAGCGACTTGAGGCGGTCGGCTGCGCGGTGGTCGCCCGAGAAAAACGCCTCCTCTCCAACCACCAGAACCTTCCCTTCAAGATGACGGTTGAACTCCCCGACAATCCCCTTCGGGCTGTTGGATTTGAAGCACTGCCTGTCGCCGACCATCGCCTCCAGATAATCGGCAAACAAACTCTTGCCTCTGCCGCTCTCCCTCGACGTGAGCATCAGCGCCACGCCGACCACCTCCCATGGGCGCTGCACCATGTGAGCCATCCAGTCCAGCGTCCACTCGTACAGTGCGACGTCGCCTCCGCACACGTTACGTTGGACGTGTGCGAGGAACACGTCACACCCGCCCGCACCGTTGGCCCCGACGGACCAGTCAGGGAACCCCACCCAGATGTTGAGTGCGTCGGTCGGTGCGTCGGTCAGGCGTGGCCACACCCCTATCCGGCTGTAGGTGCGGCGCTTGCCGCCGATACTCCTCAACCACTGGTCAGCCATTGGCTTGAGGACGGGCTTCCCTTTGCCATCCTTCGCCCAGACTTGGACGCCTGCCAATTTCTGCTGGAAGGTGAACGGGTTGAGTAACTCCCACCCCTCACTGCCATGCTCCACCACGAAACCTTTCGCGCCCACTGTAGCGAACGCATACCGACGGTTCACATCGTCGAACCACTTGCCTTTGAGCACTCCATAGTACGCATCAAGCACACTCTCGTTGCCTGCCAGTGACCTAGCGGTCTCGCTCTTGGCTCCGGCCACGCCCTTTGCGTACTTGTAGGCATTCTCAACCTTCACCCGCAGTTCTTCCTCGCCCCATGGCGGGTCGCACTGCTCAGTGTTCCACCTCGACTGGAACATGACCGACACGGCTGCGCTCTCGCTCAGCCCCATGTCTCTCAGGTGGGCGGCAAGCACATAGCATGCGCTGTCGCCGTTCGCTTCGTCATCGTCCACAGCACCCATAAACTTCGCAGCGGCCAGCACATCTGCTGGACTGTCCTGCACGAACTCCACATCCCCTCCGAACTTGCTGTCATCGGTCGCTGCGTCCTTGGACTCGGCTCCGCACAGCAGCATCATCAAAGGGATAGACGCGGTGCGTGCAGGCTCAAGTGAATCCCACTCGTAATCCCGACCGCTCTTGTGCTTGGACGGGGGGAGAAGCACCTGACCGCCCTCGCCACGTATATCAATACCAGCTCCGGCTTTCTTTACAGTGTTGGACGGGAGCGGGCCGCTCCAGTTACCCGGGACCTTCATATAGACGTGCATCCCTCCGCCGCCCGTGCGTACCCGCAGTCCCCCCTCGGTCATGCCAGCCTCGTCCCACAGCCGCAGAGTGGCCATACCCTCCGCCCCGTCCGCATCAATGGCGAACCATGTGGAGTCGAACGCCCACCCGAGGTTGCGCGTACCGGCCTCGACCTTCTGCAAATCCCTGTCTGTCATGGTGGCCACCGTCCACGCCGATGCGGTGGGGTGTTTGCCTGCGCTTGGGCACTTGTCGCCCTTGGTGCAAGTGCACCCGCCGTCAGCGGTCAGCCCATGCACACAGATTGGATGCCCCCCCATGGCTTGCGCTTCGATGATGCCGAGCGTACTACCCAAAGGGTTGCTAGTTGTTTTCTCTGATGCTACCTTGTCATTCATCCATGCACTCCTGCCTGAGTTGTGTGTTTGTGTGAGTCCAACGGCCCTGCTAGTCACTAGCGGGGCCGTTGTAGTTTCGAGCCTCCGCTACAGGGCGAAGGATTGGACTGTAGCACTGCAAGGGTGGGGCGGCAATCGAGTTGACTTCATAACATAAATGTGCTAGCATCACACTACCGAGGGGTGTGTCTATCCAACACATATGAAAAGCCCCTCGGAGTGGGCAACAACGCCTCCCGCTAGTCACTAGCGGAAATCACTCACACACAGGAGACACAGATGAAACAGATGAAACAGATGAAACAGATGAAACAGAGGAAACAGATGAAACTTACTCATGGTATGAAGAGTGCCATAACAATCAACGCCGTGAACGCGTTGATTGCTTCCTCCCCCACCGCCAAACGGCGTGAGGAAATTCAGAGCAAACTGAACGCAGCAATCATCGAAGAGCTGTTCCCGTCGAGCCTGCTCAAACAGATTTGGGCGCTCCCTGACGGGTGCTCCTACTCGTTCAAGTTGACCGGCAAGGAGGTGTGACATGGGTGGCATCATCAATAAGAGTGAGGTGGTGCGGTCGGATGACGACCGCATGGGCGAACTGCGTGAGCAGCTGAAAGAGCAGCTGCAATACCACGTTGAACACGTGAAAGCCATGAAGGAACCAGCCGTGTTCATGACGTATATTGATATGGTTGATGTGGTGGAGAATGACGTGTCGTCGGACTGCCATTGTGTGTTCATCACTCCACAGGTGCTCTGCGCTATGGTCCCCGGCGCCGTGGAAGATGCTTTCTCTAATATGTCGGAGGACGACAAAAGGTCCACGGCTATAGCGTTCGCCCACCTTAGCGACCGCATGGTCGCTAAGGCCAATGGACTCAAGCCGCCTTCGATTGTTGACACCATACGCAAGGTGGGGTCCACCGTTTTCACCGGTTTCACCGACCCTGACCGCAAGCTGCACTGAGTCCGGCAACCACATTCCACCTTCCGAAAGGGGCGCGGCCTGCGCTACAGGCCCAAACCAACCTCACCACAGGAGTGAACATGAACAATGACATGAACATGAACGAAAATGAAGACCTCAGTGCCCGACAGCTGGAGGCTATGGGGCGACTCAAGGAGGTTTTTGACAGCCTCCCTGAAGCAATCAAAGCCGAGGACGCCAACGCAAACAGTCGCAGGGCGCGCTTTCTGGCGGGCGCCCGTGCCCTGCTCGACGCTATCGAGAACGAACCGGACGCTGATGCGGCCCCGAGCGTGGCCTTGCACGTTACGCTGGGAGATGGTGTTGGCTCCGTCGGCTTCGCTCCCTCCTATGACGTGGCCAAGATGGCACTGGCCACGCTCGGACGGCTGGCCGAAGACGGGAACAAACTTCCCGTGCTGCTGTCTATCAGTAAACTTTTGGATTACATCAAATCCCTGCCGGACTAAAGATACCGGCAGGCTGTAGCAGGGCCTCCGCTAGTGACTAGCGGAGGCTTTATCTCTCACAACGAAAGACCAAAATGAAAGACCAACAAACCCACATCGAAAACAAAGGAGACATTCAAATGTCACAGCAATCTCAGAATCAGCATGGAATCACCCTCACCATCCGTCAGGCCGGTGATATTATCGAGCATCTGGTCAAGACCGGATGTAAGCGTCCAGTCATGCTGGTCGGCGCTCCTGCCGTCGGCAAGACCGCCTCAATTGAGGGCATAGTCGCCCGAAACAATTGGGGGATGGAGACCCTCCACCCCGTCCTGTCCGACGAGACGGACTTCAACGGGTCAATAAAGAACTACGATGACCACGCTGAGTTCATACCATTCGCGCAAGCGGCTAGGCTGGAGAAAGCCACCAAGACAACAATATTCTTGCTTGATGACTTCGGTCAGGCGCGCCAGAACATACAGGCATGCGTAATGCGCGTGCCCACAAACAACGAGTTGGGAGGCCGCAAGCTTTCCGACAAGGTGTTCACGGTCGTGTGTACCAATGACCGTACCCATGGCGCTGGTGTGTCTGGCCTGCTCGAACCCATTAAGAGCCGGTTCATCATCATCCACGTGAAGCCGAACCTGAATGAGTGGATTGAGGACTTCGCAATCCCCTCCGGAGTTGAACAGTCCATCATCAGTTACCTCCGCCTGCGACCTGAGAACTTTTATAGATGGGAACCGACGGCCAACATTCAGAACTCCCCGACCGCTCGCGGGTGGGGCATGGTGAATGACTGTGAGAAGTCGGGCATGCCTGACAAACTCCAGCTCGCAGCTTATGCAGGTGCGGTCGGAGAAGGCGCGGCCATCGAGTACGTGGGGCACAAGCGTATATATCAGGAGATTCCAACGGTGGACAGTGTCGCACTGGACCCGCACGGAACCCCGATACCGACGTCCCCTGCGGCGATGTTCGCGCTGGCTGGAGCCATTGGCGCGAGCCTGACCCGCAAGAACTTCGGGCGTATCATGGAGTATGTGCACCGCATGCCCATGGAGTACGGGGTCCTGTGCATCCGTGATGCGGTGAAGCACACCCCCACCCTCGTCACCACCGCTGAGTGGACGAAGTTCCGTATGTCCGACCTCGGCAAGCTGTGCATCGGAGAAGACTGGTAAGCAGCAGGGCACAATGCGGGCCGCTAGTCACTAGCGGCCCGCCTTTTATCAAACGACACACATAGAAATGCAAGGAGACAGACATGACTGATGCAGTTAAGATGACCATAGGGGCCACCGCAGGCCCACCACCTACGGAGCAAGAGGTACGGACGGCAGCACGCAAGGTGATTGCCGCCCGAACCGAGCTTGTGCTTAACCCGAAGTTCGCATACTTCGCTTCCGGTGCGATGCACCTGCAAGTGGTGAACGACGAGGAGGCGTCACCCATGTGGACGGACGGCACGAGTATCGGCTACGCAACCAAGCCGGTGCTGGATATGCCACACGCCCAGCTGGTATCCGCCATCGCAAAGGGTGTGGTGCACAACCTGTTCTGCCACCCGTTCCGGAGGGCTGGCAGGGACGACGCCATATGGCAGGAGGCGTGCACACTTACAGTGAACCCCATACTGGCGGAGGCTGGCCTTGAGTTGCCAGACGACGCTCACGCGGACCCGCGATTCCCTGCCGGTACAGCAGTCGAGACCGTGTTCAGGGAACTGTGGGATGACAGACAGCAGCAGCCGGACCCGCAGTGCCAAGGTGAGGGCGACGGTGATGCGCAAGGTGAGGGCGACGGTGGTGCGCAAGGTGAGGGCGACGGTGATGCGCAAGGTGAGGGCGACGGTGGTGCGCAAGGCGACGGCGGGGGCGGGGGTTCCCCGGAACCGAAGTCCGGAAACTGTGAGGTTCGCGACGCCACGGAAGGCGAAGGCAAACGCGACGAGTCGGACTGGAAGATGGCGGCTATCGAGTCTGCCAAAGCGGCGGAGGCAGCGAACGCTGGCGCCGTGGCAGGGTGGATGAAGCGTCTGTTGCAGGACGCCCAGACATCCTACGTGGACTGGCTGGCTGAGATGATTCAGTTTGCCCAAGAGAGGAACAAGGAGGACACCACGTACAAGAGACCTAACCGGCGTGTGTTCGCTGCGTCGAACGGGGAGATTTACCTGCCCTCCCGATGTGGCGAAAGCGTGGGCGACGTGGTGTTTGTCCTCGACACAAGCGGCTCGGTGAACGACCGTCAGGTGGCGCTGGCAAACCGCAACCTCCAGACAATGAAGGACGCTGTTCAACCGAAGCGTTTGATTGTTCTCTGTGTGGACACTCGCGTGGCCGGTGTTCAGGAGTTCGGGCCGGATGACGACGTCAAGATAGACCCGCATGGCGGCGGCGGCACACGGTTCCAACCGGCGTTCGACTGGGTGGAGGAGAACGGAATCACCCCTGAGTGTCTAATATATTTCACTGACCTGTATGGGCCGGAGCCACAAGAGCCGCCATATCCTGTGATGTGGCTGACAACTACGTTCGGACGAGAAGGCTTTTTCGGACGTACAATTTTCGTGAAGGAGGAGTAGCCATGACTACCACCAGAACCAAACCGAATATAAGCAATGCGAGGACTCGGAAGCGTCACAGGAAGGCCGCCTGCCAGTACGGTGGCGAGCATGTATCACCAAGCTCCCTCCGGGTGTCGGCGGAGGAGTTCACATACTTTCTCGAAGGGACAGACCCGTATGGCCCCACGATGCCTGACACACTCGGCCCCCTCAGTCATCCGTCAGTACGCGTAGCTCTCCGCAGACTGTTATGGGGAGCATTTGATACATCCAAAGCTCTTCGGGAGCGGAGGCGCACCCGCGAGTACCCTCAGACGACCGAGTACCAGAGGCAGTTTTCCTGTCTGACCGACAAGGAACTTCTCTCGTTGGGGGGCAAGCGGGCGGCGCGTCTGCTGGCGCTGGGTAAGGAGCAGGAGCACTCCATCGAGGAGCGCAACGCCTCCCGCAAGGACAACTTCTTGAGGGAGGCGGTGTACGCTGACGGTCTGGCTGTCCGAGGGAAGTCACGCGAACTGTACCGTGCGGAGGTGTTCACGTTCGCAGAGGAGCACACGTTCGCAGAGGTAGGTAGAGAGGTAGGTACCGAGCGTGTGCTGCGCGGCATCGCCGTGCCCAAGACATGGGTGCGCGAGGTGTACCGGACCGGACTTCATCTGGGGTGCGTACCGAGATTCTTCGCCCTGTCCTGCGAGCCGATGATGGAACTGAGTGAGGACTTGGCCATGTTCTACAAGGTGAAGGGCGTGAAGCTGAGCGGCAAGAATGCGTACTACCCGGACCTGACGCTGGAAGAGCGCGTGGCAGCGAAGTTCATTCTGGATGATGGCTCTTTTGTGTGGGGCATGGGCACCACGAAACTTACCGCCGTCAAGAAAGCCCGTGAGAAACTGTCTGAGGGCTTGGTGAAGCGCCTGACTGCAGGGGTGAATACCACCCAAGCAGAGTCGAAGGCCATCGGGTTCCTGTAATGCGAGTCACTGCATACAGGGCAGGTGGTGAAGTTATCGCCGGTGTTGCCAGAGGGAACTGCGCAACACTCTACAGAAACGAAGTCGTCTGCGGCTTCAAGACATTGGCGGACCACGATGCGGCCCGCCGATACATACTCGAGTGGATAGAGAAGGAGGCAAACGTATGAAAAACGAAATCGCTACGGAGGCGGCGTTGCACTTGCTGAACGGCAGAGAGTTCAAGCACGGCGACCTGCTAGTCACTAGCGGGGGCATGACGCTTGACGGGGTGCATGTGGCCGAGCGCCGCACTCCGTCTGTCCTGACCGTCCGTGTCCCTGAGTCGGAGGACCAGCGTGCCCTCCTCAATGCCACGCTGGAAGTGTTCGGGCTGCATGCACGTTTCTACGACGGCCCGACGGGTCAGCTGTATGGCATCGAGAACGCACCCGACACCGTGTTCGGTACTGCCGGGCTTGACTGGCTGGCGGTGCGGTTATGATGTTCCGTCATAGTTCACGCCTACGCAAGGGGCTGGTTGTCGCCACCCCATCGGAGGCCGCGTTCCTTGTCGGCTGCATCATCGTCGGGATGGTAGTGGTGGTGAACTGGGCGCTCGGCATGGTGCTCGGGCTTCTGGTGGGGCTACTGCCATGACAGTCGTACTCCGACCATACCAAGAGAGTGCTCTCAAACGTATGGAGGGTAGGGAAGGGTTCGCCCTGTTCCATGACACCGGAACAGGGAAAACCCTGACCACCCTCCGCGACATGGAGAGAGCCTTCGACACTGGCAGGGCGACACGCGCCCTTGTCGTAGCTCCGCTTTCCGCGCTCCATAACTGGCGGGACCAGATGGCGGAGTTCACTCCGTATGCCCCGCTGGCCGTGCGCGGTTCACTGAGGGCAAGGCAGCGCATCATCGAGGGGGACCACAAGGTTCTGCTGATGAACTACGACCTCGTGCCGAGGCACGCCGACGCACTTGCCGCAGCAGGACTGGACTATCTCGCTGCGGATGAATCGCACCAGATGGCCAGCCCGAAGGTGGCGTGGACCAAGGTGCTACTCCGGCTTGCGGAGCATGCGAACGTCCGTCGCGTTCTGTCTGGGTCGCCTATCCGAAAATGGGAACTCGACCTCTACAACCAGATGATGTTCATTGACCCGAACATCCTCGGCAAGTGGCGGTCGCACTTCGCTTTCAAGAAAGCGTTTGCCATCGAGCAGAACAGGGGAAGTTTCTCTTCCGTCATCGGTATGCGAAATGTGGAAGTGATACGGGAACTGTGCGCCCCGTATGCGGACTACCTTTCGTTCGATAACGCCATGCCTCACATGCCGCCATGGGTGGAAGAGCGGAGGCTCGTGCCGATGTCTGCCGAACAGCTGCGCCTGTATAAAGAACTCCGGCGTGACCTGATGGCCAGCATTGATAGTGGCGAGGTGACTGCGGCGAACGCGGCTATTGAGGCTCTGCGCCTTTCGCAGATTGCAGGCGGGACGCTCCGAGATACCGAAGGGCGCGACCACCGAATCCCAAATGGCAAGCTGGAGGAGAACAAGGACATCGTGTCGAACCACCGTGGCAAGGGCGGCATTGTCGTCTGGGTCCGGTTCACTGAGGAGGCACGGTGGCTGTCAGAGGAACTGTCGGCGCCGTGTATCTACGGTGACACCCCCGAGGGCCGACGCACCCACCACCTCAAAGAGTTCGAGGCGGGGCGCTTGCCGGTCATCGTGTGCCTGCTGCAAACCATGTCGGAGAGCGTGAACGAACTGTGCAACGCCGACTTGGAAATACGGTGGTCTTACGACTGGTCATACGTCACGTTCAAACAATCGCGTGCTCGCATGCGGCGCGGTGGGCGCAACCCATCGAAGCCATGCCTGTCCATCCAGCTGGTTACGGAGAACAGTACAGACCTCGTGGCCATTGACGCTGTTCGTCGCAAAGAGAACGTGGCCGTGGGTACCCTCGAAGCAATCCGTTCGCTCGTTGCCTTCGGCGGGAGGTGATGCAATGACAAACAAGGAGGATTCAATGATAGCAAAGCATGTGGTTTTGAAGCACTTACGACGGATGGTACACGGTCTGCTAATTGCAGCCACGGCGGTCATAGTGGTGGTAATTGGCACCTTAATCATGGCGGGTCCGGAGCTGCTGGCCTTGGACACCGGACACGGTGCGTATCTGTGGCTGTACGCCGTGCACACCGTCGCCCTTTTGTACCTAGTAGGATGGAGCTTTGACCCTGAGGTTGAATCATCTTGATACGAGGGCAGCTAGTCACTAGCGGGTATCTGATAGACACACACAACGACAGGAGATAAAATTATGACAGTGGAAAGCAAGACCAGCAAACCAACTCTTCTTGACCTGACTGCCGCCTTGATTGAGGCGAAAGAGCAGAAGCAGGAAGCGGAGAATGTTGTCGAGGACCTTGCGCGAAACGTCCGACACCTAGAAGCAGCCATCATCCAGACGATGAAGGAGGGTGGGATGGATGCGGTAACCCAGCATGGGTTCAATTTCTCCGTATCAAGTAAGCTGAGCGCCAAGCGAACGGACGACGATGTGTTCTTCGATTGGTGCGAGGCCACTGGGTATGGAGCCTGCATCAAGCGCACCATTCACCATGCTACACAGTCGAAGCTGGTGGGAGAGGCGATTGAACAGACCGGAGAAGTTCCGGTCGGCGTCGAGGTCTCGTACTTCGACGTACTATCACAAAGGAAGAAAGGAAGGTAATCATGGCAATCAAGAAAATCAAGAAAGCATCAGAAGCATCAGAAGCATCCGAGGGTACAGGACTGGCGACACTCCCACGTGCGAGCATGCCTGCGTTTATGCAGCGTAACGAGGGGACTACTGGCATGGAGGACATGTCGGGAGAGAGCACCGCCCCACGTATCCAGCTGGCGCAGGGCTTGTCACCACAGGTGAACAGAGCCGACCAGCAGTACATCGAAGGGCTGCAAGCGGGTGAGTTCTTCAACGCCCTGACCGGAGAGAATCTCGGCGAGTCCTTCGACGGGTATATTCTCAAGGTGTACCCGTCACGCGCACTGTTCACCGAGGATAACGAAGTGGACTGTTTCTCTGCCGACAGCGTGCACGGGTCGAAGCATAGCCCGTTGTGCAAGGACTGCCCGTTCGGAGGGTGGGGGACTGACCGCACCCCGCCGGAATGCAAGACGTTTGAGAATCTGGTGGTTCTGCCAGAGGGTGCAGAAGTCCCTGCTATTCTGGGCATCAAGCAGAGCAACAAGCATGCTACTGCGGCGACACGGAATCTGCGTACGCACCTGCGGCTCCATGGCCATGCAGGCACATACGCAGCCAAGTACCGCTTCACTGCACGCAGCGCGTCCAACGCCAAGAAGCAGTCCTTCTACATCACAACGGCACAGCCGGTGGGGTATGTCGAGGGCGAGGCGCTCTACAACCGCTTGGCTGCTATGGCGGAGACCTTCGCCAACATCAACCAGCAGAAGGGAGGTGGCGATGGCGAGTAAATCCAGACCCGTAGGGTTGTACTGCACTGCTCATGACATTCTGCTCATTGCAGCAGATATGCAGGCGAGCGGCGTGTCGAATCGGTCACGGTACATTTCCCTGTTGGTAAACCTCGTGGCCACCGTGGGCGGACTGACCGCCCTCGAGGCCCTCACCAAGAGCAACAAAGCACAAGGCAACAAGAAGTAAACCAAACGCAGAAGCGTGGGGACCTGCCAGCAAACGACGGCCAGACGTGGCGCGGTACGTGCTGGCAGGCTCCCCTCCATCTTACACAAGGGGCACGACATGAAAGAAGGTACACCTGCAAGACAACCGATTTTATTCATAGACTTTGAGACATGCAGTAAATCCAACCTGAAAGCCTTGGGGGCTTACCGATACGCAGCCGACCCGACGACGCGCGCGGTTATTATGGGGTACTATTTCGAGAACGGAGTCCCGTCGCGGGATACGGGCTTCTTCAAGACCCCAGAGGTGTTGCAGTTCGATGGATGCAAGCACCGGCGGGCACACAGGGAGGCCATCCTCGAGCATGTCCGGAACGGCGGGCTGGTCGCCGCGTGGAACATCGAGTTTGACCGGCTTATCTGGAACCTGACGTTTGGGGACGGGGCAGCCCTTGTCCGCTCGCCTGAACTCTCCCCCGAGTACAAGAGCGCCATGCTGCGCCCAGAGCAGTGCATTGATGTGATGGCCATGGCCAGTGCCATGGGGTTCCCAATGAAACTGGATGAGTGCGCCCAGACCGTACTCGGGCAGCGAAAGGTATCACTACCCCGCTCCATTGAGAGGTTCTTCCGCGACCCGAGCAATGACCATTTCGCACGGGACAATGAAGGTCGGCTGAAGCAGTACGGTGAATACTGCCTGAAGCAGTACGGTGAATACTGCTTCACCGACGTACTTCTTACGCGTGAGCTGTTCCATAGACTGAACCCGCTTACTGAGCAAGAACTCTGCTACTCACAGATGGATATGCGTACAAACATCCGAGGAATCCCTCTGGACATGGGTGCGGTACACGCAGCGAACGACCGCGCCACCAAGGCGGCAAAGGTGTTCGAGTTAGAGTTCACCCGACTGACCGGACTGACCCCGTCCCAAACCGTGGCATTCACGCGATGGCTGAGGTCAGCGGGTGTTGAGTGCTCGGGCGTAGGGAGAGACGAGGTTGAAAAGCTGCTCAAGTCCAAGGACCTGCCAGCGTATGTCCGACGCGCACTCGAACTGCGTCAGCTCGCGGCGAAGTCCAGCGTGGCCAAACTGTCCCGTATGATAGAGACCGAGGTGGACGGACGGATACACGGGACTCTGCGGTACCACGCCGCCAGTACGGGGCGCGCCGGAGGAAAGCTAGTACAGCCCCAGAACCTACCGAGACCCACACTCAGCCACTCCGAGATTGAGACCTTCAAAGGTGAGGGCTTCGCCACCGCATCGCTGTCGGACATTTCGTCGTGCATACGCTCGATGATTTCCTCTGACCGCTTGGTGGCGGCGGACTACTCCAACATCGAGGGCCGTGTGGCCGCGTGGGTCGCAGGAGAATCGTGGAAGGTTCAGGCGTTTCGAGACTTCGACGCTGGACATGGGCCTGACCTGTACCGTGTTGCAGCGGCAGGGATTTACTCAGTGCCCATTGAGGAAGTGACGAAGGACATGCGGCAGGTCGGCAAGACCTCCGAGTTGGCGTGTCAGTACGGCGGGGCGGAAGGGGCCTTCGGGACCATGGCCAGGACGTTTGGGCTTGACCTGTCATTCTCTATGATTACCAAGGCCGTAACCGGCTGGCGTAAGCTGCACCCCGCCATTGTCCGTATGTGGGGGCTTCTTGAGCGTGATGCACGGCTCGCGCTCAAGATTGCGTCCCGCAGAACCGACAAGACCAGCAAGCCTGTTGGGCTGTTTCAGATGGTGAACGGCAACCTCTACATGCGGCTACCAAGTGGCCGGTCCCTGTGCTACCCGATGGCGGAACACTCAAAGCACAAAGGGAAGGACGGGAAGGACCGTATGGCCATCACCTTCTTTGGGCAGGATACTTACACTCGCAAGTGGGGCCGGACGTCCACCTATGGTGGGAAGCTGTTTGAGAATCTGGTGCAGGCGTTGGCGAGAGACATCCTGTATCACGGCATGGAGAAGGTGCAGGACGAGGTAGTGCTGCACGTACACGACGAGGTCGTGCTGGAGTCGGAGACGACATCGCTCGATACGCTGGTCGCGGCTATGTGCGATACACCAGAATGGGCCGAAGGGCTGCCGGTAAAATGCGAGGGGTGGGAAGCTGCCTCTTACCAGAAGTAGGAGGACGCTATGGGCATAAGATATGAGGCTCCACCAAAAGTAAAGACGCCGCTCTCATACGCAACGGCCACCAGCTTCGGGGAGGCGTGGAGGCTGCGGATTCCAGCGGCCAACACTGAGGGAGAGGCCCTTCAAGCGGAGGCAATAGACCGGAGCATCCGGTCACTACTGGTGATTGGACGTGCGATTATTGCGAGAGCGCGTTCCGGAAAGGTGGAGCTTCTGCCGAACGGGCTCGTCCCTCCCCGCCACGGTGACGAACTGAGAACACGCGAGGCAGTTCAACGCGAAAGTGCAGAGGCGCTAGTGACTAGCGTGGAGTCCACGTTGGGCAGACTGCTCTGCTCAACCACGCTCATGACTGGGATCAACGACAAGGGCCTAGAAACGCTGGACTCTCTGCAAGAGCCGATTGAGGTCCGGCTCGGGGAGCACGGGTACATCCGGTGGAGCATGGAGGGCGTCACGTCGGACACTGCTCTGGCTCGCGTAGGGCACTTCTCTGCGGAGTATGATGAACGCAAGAACTGCTGCCTCACACTGGAGGCTTCCGCTCGCGCGGTGGGTGTCCGCATTGTCGGAAGGTTCGACGGAGAAATGATGATGGAGGTGAACAGGTGAGTAGATTTGAGTTGTTGACACACAGTGCGACGTTCCTCAAGGAGTTCGACGAGGCGACAAGAGAGGCCATAAGGCCCATACGCCCACACTATCTGGGGATGTCGTCTATCGGGCGATGTGCCAGAGAGCAGTGGTACAGATACCACATGAAAGAGGGGCTGGCTATGCCGCCACCGGCGAACTTGCAGCGCATCTTCGACCTCGGGCACGACATTGAGGAACGGGTGATGACATACCTCAGAGCCATGCCGAACCTGAATATCCTCTCCATGCAAGGGGGGTACGAGGATTTTGGTGGTCTGTTCCGAGGGCACTCTGATTTGGTGTATGCCCTACCGTCTGGGGACAAAGTGGTTCTGGATGTGAAGAGCATGAACGCCCGTGGTTTCGACAGGTTCCTGCGCTCGACGCTGCGGGAGTACGACTGGGCGTACTACGCACAACTCCAGTGCTACGCGGGGTACGAGGGGGCTGCGCATGTCCAGCTGCTCGCGTACAACAAGGACACATCAGAGGTGGCCACACTATTTGAGGACTTTAACGAGAGGGACTTCCATATGTTCAGGGAGAGGGCCTATATGATTTCTTCCGCCACCGAACCACCTCCATGTGAGAAAGGGAACGGGCGGGTGAAGTATTGCAACTGCGTATAAAACACAAGGAGATAATGATGGACGAACAGAGAATGCGTAAGGCTGACCAGCTGTCGCGCGACGCGCTGCACATACGGCAGGCGATGGACAAGATGCAGGAACTCTGCGGGATGAACATGAGGACCCCCCTGTACCGGAGCCTGCACGACTTGCAGCAGCGCATGGACAACGAGTCTGTGGCCGTGCGGCTTGCTGCGCTGGAGGCGGCAGACGATGCTTGAGAAAGACATCGAAGCGAAAGCTGTCGCCACCGCCCGTGCGGAAGGGTGGTTCAGTCGGAAGTTCAGCAGCCCCGCCAATCGCGGTGTACCCGACCGGCTGTTTATCAAAGACGGAGTCACGGTGTTCATTGAGTTCAAGCGGGAAGGGAAGCATGCCACCCCGCTACAGCAGAGAGAACTCGACCAGCTCTGCGCCGCTGGAGTAACGGCGAGGGTGGCGCATAGCGTAGGGGAGGCCATGGCCATCCTGTGCGCAGCGCACGCCAGCACGGGCGCGAGAAAGCTCCTGCTGATGGAGTATGCCGAGCTTCGGTCTGCCGTGGAGGCGTTCGTGGCGACGTACAGGGAAATGTGCACCTAGTCCGCATGCTCAGTGCACTCGGCGCATCCCACACAATCCCCCGCTAGTGACTAGCGGGTATAGGAGGAACAAGCCTGACCAGCTTTCCGCTAGTCACTAGCGGTGATATACTACCGAAACCAAACAAGGAGATTACAAATGAAAATCGAAAAAGTAGAACTGTTCAGAACCGAGGACGGAAAGACCTTCAACAACGAGGCCGCAGCCAAGGCCCACCTCGCTGCGATTGCTGAGTGCGCGTCCATTGACGCCTACATCAAGCACGCAGGTCTGACTTCCCGCACGGCGGTGACGGTCCGTCGTCACCTGCTGGACTACACTATGTTCAAGGAGAACCATGCGCAGAGAGCATAGTCCGATTCCCTGCGCGGGTCTGTCGCACCCACACTCACCCTCCACGCGCCGCGCAGGGGCTTAACGAAAAACCCCGCTAGTCACTAGCGGGGTTTTTTTTACCTACTGAATCGTTCTTGTATCGCTGCCGTTCTTTTTATCGTATGAACGCAGAGCGCC